TTCGTGATATTGAGGTTCTTGAGAATCTTGTGATTGCAATGAACGAGGGTGCTTCTGATGAGAAGTATGCTGCTCTGTGGGCAGTAGAGAAACTTCTCATTGAGAAGAAGGACATAGTTCATAAATTTGAATATGAAATGGAAAAGGAGATGGCAAATGATACGCAAGAAGTTGCCGCCTAGTGAGATTGTCATCGACTTAACTGGCCCAGAGGGAAATGCTTTTTCCCTAATGGCTCGTGCAACTGAGTTTGCGAAACAGTTGGGTTTAGATGGCGCCAGTATCGTTGAAGAAATGACAACTGGTGATTATGAAAATCTTGTTCAAGTGTTTGATAAATACTTTGGCGATTACATCGTATTGGAGCGATAAAATGACAGGACTTGAACATTCAATTCTAGCAACTGGATTACTTGCTTTGTTTTACTACTTTGGTAGGCATGTTGGCCAACGTCAAAAGGTAGAAAATATAGTAGAACATACTCTTGATATGTTAGAAGCAAATTCTTTTATCAAAGTAAAGATTGATAAAAATGGCGATAAAGAGCTAATACCTCTTGACAACAAGTAATATATTTGGTAATATAAGAAGTAAAGTGAGTTGATTCGGAGAGAAGGTTAATGATGTGATTTATGAAACAATAGAAGAAGCAATTGTCGCTGCAAAAAAACTATGTGAAGCGATGGAAACAAATGTGAAGATTACTAAGGCACTGAAGGGTGGCTTTGAACTTTTTGGAACTGGTGAATTTGTAATGGAAGTAACGGAGTAAAAAAAATGAAAAAGATTCTGATAACAATGGCGATGGTTGGTGGTGCATTTTTTGCTGGTGCTGCCTTTGCCGAGACTGTTCAAGATTTTAATAAGACAGTCGTAAACAGAGTTCCCTATAATGTTGAGGTTTGCACTAACCAATCCTATGGTGGTGACAGAACTGGTGATACATTAAAGGGTGCAATTATTGGTGGTATCATTGGTAACAATGTAACTAAGAATGTAGAAAACGGCGGTGCTGTTGGTGCATTACTTGGTGGTCTTTTTGCCCACAATAATTCTAATGCCATTGGTGGAACAAGGCGAGTGTGTAATATTCAAACTCGTTATAATGAGGAAGTTGTAGAAGTATACTCTCACAGTGTGGTAACTTTCTATCATAATGGTAGACAGTATTCTCTACGTTTCCAGAAGTAGATTGGCTGGGTTAATGTATCTGCCCTTAGCTCAGCTGGATAGAGCAACAGCCTTCTAAGCTGTGGGTCGGGAGTTCGAATCTCTCAGGGCAGGCCAACCAACTATGAGGATATAATGCGATATAATAAATATAATAAAGGTAACAACAGAAAACCAAAACCAGCACCATCTGGAATGTATGTAGAAGTTCGTAATGATGATGTCAATGGTGCATTAAGGGTATTGAAGAAGAAACTAATCAAAGATGGTTTCTTTCAAGAACTGCGTGAAAGATCTTTTTACGAAAGTAGAGGAACAAAACGTAGAAAGGCAAAGGCTGCAGCAACTCGTAGATATAAACGAAAAATGCAGAAACGATTTGAAGAACTTGGTTATTAGAGGTGACATATGGCACGCCGTGCTAAAGTGGAGACTGACTCAACACTACCTAAGACTCGTAAAAGACGCAAACCTATGTCTGCCGAACAAAAGGCAGCAGCTGCAGAACGTCTTGCTAAAGCTCGTGAAAAACGATTAAAAGAAAATCCCCCAGAATATAAATCAATCCATCCATCTGTTCTTGAACGTGGTGAAGACGACCCATGGCATCACAAGAAAGTAAAGGAGTGGATTAAAACGCAGAAAGGTATACTTACCTCAGAACGTGCGGCCAAAAGAGCAAATGTAAAGGGTGCTGCAGCAAGGGTGGCATCCATTGAAGGGTATATTCGTAATATGGAAAGATACCTAAGAGATGGCGTTTGGTTAGATTTATTTTGGGGAGAGTTTCAACAACATAAAACCAAAAGTGTTTGTCTAGTGATGGCATATCATGAAGACGGAACACCAAAACGTAATGTGGGGACATGGTATCCAGACCTTGGATGTGAATGGACACGAGAAATGGAAGAGGAAAATGGATACTATGGAAAACGAAAAGGGTAAAGTAATTCAGTTCCCCTTTAAGGGAAACAAGAATACTAAAGAAATTAAAATAGACGATACTGGTATAGAAGTTCATGAAAATGTATTATTTACAGAAAATCTTACTGAAGGATTGATCATTAATATGATACATAATATGTCCGAAAATGGTATAGATGTAGATAGGGTTGAATTTATACAAGACACCTCACTTTTGATTGAAATGGTTAAGTCTATGATTTACAGAAATTTTGGTATGGGGCATCCAATGCAAAAATTTTCTGAGTTGTTTGTTTCTGCTGAAATAGATGGTAAGAAAATGGAAGTTACTGTTGATACAGAATTTATGAAAACTATAGCAGAAGATCTTTTAGGGGATGAAGATAAGGAATAATTTTAGCTCCTATAGTTAAACGGTATAACAGTTGATTTGTAATCATCAGTTCGCAGTTCGATTCTGTGTGGGAGCACCATAATTTGTTATGAAAACATATTCTGAATTAGAAGATTATATAAAAGGTAAAACCGTTGCTATCGTTGGTAATGCAAACTCTATCTTTGATAAAGAAGATGGGGCATTGATAGATGGACACAGAGTTGTTATCAGAATGAATTTTGGATTCGTTTGGAACAACAAGTGGATTGCACCAAAACATATTGGAACAAAAACTGATATTGTTGGTGCTGGAAATGGACTTAATGTCTATTCTTATATGAACAAATATCCCAACTATAAGTGTCTTGTTCATTTATCTGGAGCCACTGGAAGAACGAAACAAGAAAAAGAAAGATTAGAAGGTAAGGGAATTCCTTTTGTCTATTACCCAATTGATTATTGGGAAGAAATGAAAAATCTATTGACAAAACGTCCATCTGCTGGTATGATGGTATTCAATATAGTAGAAAGAGCAAAACCAGAACACGTTTCAACCTTTGGGTTTGATTGGAAAGTAAGTAAAACATACTACAACATTGATGAGGAAGTAGGAAATCCTATAGGCCCACATCATTGGAAAAATGAAAGACTATATATTATGAGAAAATGTAAAATGAATAATTGGGATATACTATGATTTTGATTGATATGAATCAAGTGACCATCTCTAATCTGATGATGCAGATTGGTAGTAGAGGTGACAATGAGGTTGACGAAGACCTAGTTCGTCATATGGTTTTGAACTCTTTGCGTTCTTATCGCAGTAAGTTTTCAGAAGAGTATGGTGAGTTAATTCTTTGTTATGACAGCAAACACTATTGGAGAAGAGAAATCTTCCCCAACTATAAATGTAACCGAAAGAAAGACAGAAAAAAATCTGGACTTGATTGGAACAATATTTTTGAAACTCTGAACAAAATTCGTGATGAGATAAAAGAATATTTTCCATATAAAGTAATAGAAGTATATGGTGCAGAGGCAGACGATATTATCGCTTCTCTTGTATTCCATGTTGCTAAACGTCCATCAAATTATGAAAAGATTTTGATTATATCTAGTGACAAAGATTTCTTTCAGTTGCAGACTCACACCAATGTAAAACAATTCAGTCCTACACTAAAGAAGTTTGTAAACGGTTCTGACCCTAAAGAATATATCAAAGAACATATTCTTAAAGGAGACAGAAGTGATGGTATACCTAACTTCTTATCACCAGATAACACCTTTATAGACAGTCTACGGCAGAAGCCTTTAGGCAGTGGTAAAGTTGCTAAATGGAAAGACTTAGAACTGGATGAATTTTGTAATGAAGAGATGATGAGAAATTATCAAAGAAATCAGAAGTTGATTGACCTGTCTTTTGTTCCACAAGATTTACAAGAAAAAATTCTTGATGAATATGAGAATGTTAAAGTAGGTGAACGATCTGGATTACTAAATTACTTTATAAAAAAGAGATTGAAGAATCTCATTAATGATATTGGAGACTTTTAACATGGTTAAAGACACATACACACCTCTACTTTCTGAGGTTTTAAAAAAGGTTCATAATGCAAAAACTAAGGAAAAAAAAGTAGAAGTCCTTAAAGAGTATGATTGTGAACCATTACGAATGATTATCAAATCATCTTTTGATCCTAACATTGAGTGGGAAATCCCAGAAGGAGATGTTCCCTACAAAGCAAACGAAGCAGAAGAAGGAACTGAACATACAGTTCTACGAAGAGAAGCAAGAAAGTTGTTTCGATTTATTAAGGGTGGGGATACAACAATTGCAAAGTTTAAAAAAGAAAACATGTTTATCCAGATGCTAGAGGGACTACATAAGAGTGAGGCCGAATTGTTGATTAATGCTAAAGATAAGAAACTGCATCAAGTATACAAGGGTCTCTCTGATAACGTAGTTAAAGAAGCATTTGGTTGGAATGACCATTACATAAGGAGTTAATGTATGAAAGACAACTATGAACAATGTTTGGAAATGATTTTGCACCACGAAGGTGGTTATGTGAATCATCCAAAAGACCCTGGCGGCGAAACCAATATGGGAGTAACTAAAAGAGTTTATGAGTCTTGGTGTATGGAAAACGATCTTACTCAGAAGGACATGAAAGAACTAGAGTTTGATGATGTCGCACCAATATATAGAAAAAATTATTGGGATAGGGTGAAGGGCGATGATCTGCCTGCTGGGCTTGATTTATGTGTATTTGATTTTGGTGTTAATGCTGGAACTGGTCGTGCTGCTAAGTATCTACAGAATCTTGTCGGTGCAACAGCAGATGGTGCAATCGGGCCTGCTACACTTAGATCAGTAAACGCATATGTTCAAGTTGAAGGACTTGCTGCAACGATTGATACATATCAATCAAATCGTCAAGGATACTACGAATCACTTAAAACCTTTGAAACCTTTGGTAGAGGTTGGACTCGTAGAAATACAGAAACGACATCTTCTGCACAAAAACTTGCAAAAAATTCTTGACTTATTAGTAACTTAGTGTTACTATAATAATAATGCTGGGGGGTGAGATACTTCCTTTCTTCTCAACTCACTATCACCCCCTAGCATTTCCTAAGCGGGTATCGTATAATGGTATTACCTTAGATTTCCAATCTAATGACGATGGTTCGATTCCGTCTACCCGCTCCAACTTTTTCATAAGCCCTTGATTTTCAAGGGCTTTTTTTAGCAAAAAACGCTTGACTTTGTTCTCAGAACATGTATAATATAGGTATAAATGAGAGGAAATCTTATGAATTATATTGAAGTCAATGGTGGTAACAAGTTCCAAAGGGAAATTGCCGAAAAGGTGGTTCAATTCTGCATCAAAGAAATGATGCCTCGTGTTCGCACACTTTACATTGAATTAAACATCAAAAAGATGACAGGGGATGCTGTCGGTTACTGCATGATGGGTGATGGCAATCGTGAGTTTGAAATCGAATGTAGTAAGGACTTAACCCTTAAAGATTTTGTGACTACTGTGGCCCATGAGATGGTTCATGTAAAACAGTATTATCGCAAAGAGATGGATTGTTATGGTAAAAAGTGGAAGAAGAAAACCATTCCAGATGGAACTGACTATTACGATTTGCCTTGGGAAAAAGAAGCTTATCGTCTACAGGACAAACTTGCCCAGAAAATTTGGGATGCAGATATTTTATAAAAAACGCTTGACAAAGTGTTGACATTAGTTTATATTTGCTATGTAGAGTGAAAAAAGGAGAATATATTATGACACAAGTTGCAGTAATTCACACAGCGTTTGAAGATTCACCACGCACTGTTGCGTTTGTAGAAGTTGGTGATCGAACAGGTAACGATGCTCTAGAGTATGCGTATCGTTGGACACAGAACATCTTTGATAGTTGGTCATTGAAGATGCCAGAAGATGGTAATGATGATGTAACTGTTA